AGAATTATATCTAATGTAAAAATCAATCGTAATAGTGTTAGACACATTTACATTGTTGACAAAGTCTCCACTTGCAGAAGTTTTAACCATTGCAAAAACAGTTGCAAGAGTTTGGTAAGTTAGTATAGCATCAGCATTTGGGTTGTTATTGCCATAGCTTCCATATTTTTGAATAACTATCTTTTTATTAAAATCGGCGGTGCAAATCTTTTTAACATTATTCTTAATTGACTGGCATTTCATATTGTAAAGAATATTTTTTTGCCTATTATGTAATTTTGAAATAATTTTCTGGCCATTAAACTATCTTCGTTAGTGCAATCTCCGCTGTTGTTAAATAACCAGTCGACAAATGAAAGCATCGCTTCTTTTAAGCTTGTCGGCACCGTGCTTGTAGTCAATCCATACCCAGCGATAAACTCAATTTCTATTGCTTGCAGTCTATTATCAGCGGTAAAATCCTCAGTAAAAACTAATGTAGCATAGTCGGTTGAGTTTGTGAAGTAATATTTTGCTGGCGATACCGTGGTTAAAACATTATTTGAATAATATTTGACAGACGATATTGATTGCAACTTGCTTTTCTTAAATTCTACTTGATTGCAATAGTAGTCTAAAAAACCTTTATAAGTTTTATTGATTAAATCTCTGCCAGTTATTCTCTCGCACATCTCTCTCGCAACCGTTATTAATCTTGTTAATTCACTATCAAAATCACCATTGCCAATTAGACGAAGTCTTTGTTTAACTTCGTCTAATGTTATCGGCTCGATATTTGCAGGAGTGATTAATGTGTAGTCTTTAATTGACAACATTTTTTTTCTGTTTTTTAGGAAAATCTTTAGTTTCGATCTCTGCTTCAAATTCTTGATTAGTAAATACTTCTTCCAAATCTTGACTAGTAAATACTTCTTCCAAATTCTGAGTTTCAATTTCTTCTTTTCCCCATTCTTGATTAATAAATACTTCAGCTAATTCCTGATAAATATCATAAACTTTACCTTTTGTATATTCAACTGCTTTACAGCCACTTGGATCTTCTGATGCTTGAGTTGTTTTAATTACTTTAATTTTCATAATATTTTATTTAAATGAAGGGGGCGATTAAGCCCCCAGTTAATTATACAGGTCTTTTAACTGCATCAGCAAGGATTGCTGTTGCAGAGACAGTTGCACCGCTTGTGACGCCAGATGAAACCATTGATAGTCTTACATATCTTCTTTTACCAACATAGCCAATACTTTTTATGGTGTTAGCAGTGTTTAGTGAAGCTTCTGCTTCAGTTCCGATTAAGAATCCATCGGTAACATCAGCAAATGTAGAGTTATCATCGGAACCTTGAACCACAGGTAAAAAAGTTCCATCAGTTCTAGCTCCAAGCTCAACAAAAAGAGTTACCGACTCGAAGCCTGTAGTGTCAATTGAAGGACCTACAGTGGTAGTGTTTGTAGCAATAGAAGCGATATTCAATGCTTTTACTGCTTTTAATGAGGTTTTTTGGTCGTAAGAAGCCATATATTTTTATTTTTAAATTTTAAAGATTAAACGGAAATTTTAATTTTTTTGAAAGACTCAGGTTTTGTGACCACACACCCAACACGACGATGAAAGACATATCTAACAAGCCCTAGAGTGGATTGGCTAAACTCATCTCTTACAACAGTTAGAGATTTTCTTTCGCCAATCATAAAGTTTTGAAAGTCTCCATAAATTACAGGGAAAGTTCCAGCTCCAATGTCAGGCATATTAGGTAAAAGAGCATAAGGAACTCCGTTAATATTTGAAGGAACATCAACACCTAAGTTGCCAGATTCCCAGATATAACGATTGCTAGCATCTTTTAATAATCTTAGAGCTGCAAGAGTTTTTCTGTTGAAAGCATAAATTGGTTTATAGCCAGTTTTTACATCTCCAGTTATTCTAATTAATGAATCAAAAGTAATTGAATCTGCACTGCCAGAATTATTGAAACCAATATCAGGATGTTGCATGAAGCCAAGCATATTAGGGCCAGCACCAGAGCCAGCAACAAATTGCTCGCCTTCAAAAACAGCGAATTGCTCTGCAACGTCTTTGGTCATTTCACCTACAAGATCTACAGAAGAATCCTGCAAAGCTTCATAAGAAATTTCTCCTCTAGCAGTCATTTTTTTTGCTTCAAGTTTGATATCTCCATAAGAAGGTTGGGTATCGTTAAAAAGCACGCCCTCGCCAGTCATAGAAACAACAACACTACCAGTCCTAACAGCCATTGATTCTGTTTTAGCACCCATAGTTCTTACTTTACAAAATGGACGAAGATTACTAATTTCAGTAATATTTTTGATGATTCCTGCAATTTGAACCTCAGGAACAAAAACACCACCACTGATAAAACTATCAGTTCTTAGATATTTTCTTTCGGTTTCATTAAAGCCTTTAACTAGAAAGTTCTCATAAGCTTTAATTTCTAAGTTAGCTTCAGAATTGTTTGATTTATAGCTTTCAGAACTAGTTAATGAAATAAGTTTTTTTTCGATTTCACTTATTGCATTTTCTTTTTCTTTAAGTTTTTTAAGCAATTCTTGGTTTTTTATTTCTTGGTTATCAAGAGCTAATTGTATTTTTTCTACAACAGCTTGGCTTTCGCCATCTTTTTTTTCATTATTTAAGCGAAGTGCAGTTATTGCTTCGTTTAAATCTTGAACACCTTTAATAAGTATTTCGGACATTTTATTTAATTGTTTTAATTTTTAACAGAGCTATCTTCATAGACAACTCTAACATATTTTCAGCATCCCGCTGGGTTGGTGTTGCAACATCCCGTTGCATAATCTCTTTAGCTTTGGCAACTAGCATTTTCGCATCTTGATTGCTAAATTGTGTCGCGATTGCTTTTTCTAAGGTTCTTATACTGTCTATACTGTCAATCAAATCTTTTTTTAACGGCGATATTAAGTTATCGTCATTGAATTGTTTTGCCATTTTAATATAAAGCCCATTAATTTTATTAACTATTTCTTGCCTATTAGGTAAATCATTTTTAATGCTTAAGGCTTCAGCAATAGCAAAAACTGCCTTGGCAATGATTGTAGGTTGATTATCTATTATATCAACAAACGGCATTTTATAGGAAGTAAATTCATTATCTTTTTCGCTGTCGCAGTGTAAAAAGTATTGCGAATAATCGTCGCTAGGCTCATCAATAGATTCAGTAAATTCTTTAATGTTTTGAATAGCTTTTTCCATATCCCAGTCTCTATCTCTATCAGCTATTGGCAAGTTTAACTCTGCATTTTTATAACTTTGTAAAGTTGCTTTTTCATTAGCAGGAAAAGTGACCAAAGATATTTCATATAAATTAACTTCTTTTAATTTTCTAACTCCTGTTTTTTTGTCAACCTCAGAAACTTCAGTTGAATAACCAATTGAGAAGCTATTAAGAGAGCCAATTTTAATTTGTGGGATCAATCTATCTCTAACAAAAGCATCATCTTTAGGTAGTCTAGCTTCAAATAATAAGCCGTCATCATCTTCTTTTATGCTATCAATAATTCCAATAGGAACATCTTTCATATTGTGTCCCCATAATAATTTAGGCATTCTTTTTTTTAAACTTTTTTTAAAAGCCCCTTTATCAACCGCATCATTAACTAAGTCAACATTGCTAAAAGTTGAGCCATAGGCTTTAACATTGAAATAAAGATCATCTTCTTCGCTCTCTTTAAATTCAAATTTGCATTCAAAAGTTTTAAATTGTTTCATTTTTTCGTCATTACTAATTGATAAGGCCCAATCAATACCAGCAGTTCCGCCCCATAATAACCAAGCAATAGTTCCAGCTGTCGCTCCACCATCGCTTTCTTTTTTATCAGGTTGATAATTCTGCCGATGCCTATTAAAGCTTGCCATTCTTTTAACAGTTCTAATACTTAAGTCGGCTCCATTGGATAGGTCTCTTGCTCTCGCTACCCCAACCATTGTGCCACCTCTCCCCCATTTTTCTCTAAGTTCAAGTCCTCTTTTTGCATTATTCTGTGCTGTAATAGGTGCAATTGGCATAATATTTTTATTTTTAAGTTTGTCAATAGTATTTTTTATTGTAAATAGCAACACATCTACATCTAATAGTATTTGCGATGCTACCGTTTGGATCTCGTGGATATTCAAGAGAATCACCACCTACCGAAAATTTATCATCAACACTTATTTTCTGACCGTCGGCAACAACATGGCTAGGTCTCGTCTTGAGGTCTAATATTGAAACCCAAGTTTTATTAATTCCTATTTTGCCCTTTATAGTGTCAATGTTATTAAGCTTAACACTCTCTTGATTTCTTGCAAAACCCTCTGTAATTCCTATAACTTGCTCTCCAATTAATCTTGATCTTGACACCGCATTATCAAGTAAATTTATTTTAATATTTTTTGCAATATCATTTTTAGCATTTCTAATAATTTTTTCAATAGTTGCAATTCTTTTTTTATCGCCTCCGCTTGCTAATAACTCATTTTGCTCTCTTATCAATACCGATATTTCTTCTGCTTTTATTTGAGTTTGTCTTGCAATAACTTCTTTTATTTCATTATTGGAGCTGGCAGTAATTAAATTAGCTTGATTCTCGCCTTCATTAGCAATGAATAAAGCAAAATCTAATTCTAGTTGTTTATTGGCCTCCTCTAGGTCATCAATAGACTTAAATTTAATATCTAGGTCTCTCTCTATTTCTGATCGCATTGCATAGCCAAAGATTGCTATTGCCATCCTCATCCCATCTCTAATTTCTTTTATTATCTCAGGCTTATAATTTATTGCAATATCATTAACAGTTAGATAAAACTTCTCAACATCTTCAGCTT